CATAAACTGCTTTGTAAATGTGCTGTCTTTTAACCGGTATCTTCGCTCCTGGTAACTAAAAGGCTTGAGCGTCATTTTGAGATAGTCGCCTTTAGACGCCGCTACCAATGCAGCTTCAAGGACCATGGAGTCGGACAACGCCATCGGGCGTGAAGTCACGTTGTATTCGGTAGTTCGTGAGTTAATCCCATCTTCAGCTATCTGCTCATACCCATCCCCGAATCCAAATTTGCGGACTCTAGTTGTGAACGTCTCGCTCACATTGGAAAGTAGTTCAATGCTTAAATTAACGTCGGCCATTGGCTAACATACCGCCTGATCTTCTTTCTTCCATGATGACTCGTTTTACCGCGACATCGATGGCCTTACCTAGTTTGCCAGCTTGATCACCTGTCATTTCAGTCGAAGTATTACCGCCTTGATCGACATTAACAGTGATATTTGTATTGACCGCACCAGCTCCAGGGTCTTTTTTACCGAAGTCAACAGGAATAGCCTTTCCATTAGGAAGTGGAACGACTGCCTCATTCATACCTCCTTCACCGATTAACGCTGCTGTAGGACCACTAACGATTCCACCTTTGGCGAACTTAAATAACCCGCCGCCAGAACCGCTATCCATGTACTGAGAAATACCGTCAAGGTTCAGACCTCCTCCACCGCCTCCACCACCGAGGCCGCCGAGCATGCCACTCATAAACCCACCACCGTTGGCTCCAGAGGTAGGAACATTGAAGATCTTCAGAAGTGACTGGAAGATAATCATCTTGATCATGTCCGCAATGATTTTCTGTGCCATCTGCATAAAGCTGTCCGCAATACCCTGGAACATCGTGCCCAGCACTTCCTGAACTGACTTAGTCCCACTCAGGATGTCTGCAAATCCTTGTGTAAATGCAGTACTGATGGCGCTACCTACACCAGACGCAACCTCTCCTAGTTTTTGGAATGATTCCTGCAAGCCTTGAATCTGAGCGAGCTTCTCTGCATTAACTAATTCCTGATTCTTAAATTCCTCAAACATCTGCAGCGCATTACCTGTCAGTGGACCTCCGAACTGGTCCTCACGCTGCAATCGTTCTGCCTCAATTCGACCTTCTGCTAGCAGCCTCTGCTGATCAAAAGTACTGAATTGAGTACTGGCAAGCAACTCGGATCCTTTAGTCGCCATTTGCTTGTTGATATCAAGCTTACCTGTGCGGATTTGGCTTTTAAGTTCGCTTGTAATTGCAAGCTGCTTCTCAAGCTTGAGCAACTCTTCTGTAAGTTGTTTCTGCTTTTCTAGCCGCGCAACAAATGCGTTTTTACGTTGCAATGATTGTTCGTCAAATTTTGCTAACTCAGCGGATCCCTCACCAAACTCTTGAAGCACTGAGGCTCTTGCTTCGTCAGCTTCTCTTTGCGCGATGAATCTTGTCTGTTCAATGGTGGCAAGTTTAGACTGACGATCTGGATCTTCAATCTTAGTGATCAGGCTAAGCTTTTCCGTTAAAAGCTTCTTCTCATTTTTCAGGTTTTCTACACCAGGCAGCTTAAATAATGCCTTGGCAATCTTGTCGAAGGATTCTTCGGTGTCAGCCTGTCGTACAAGTTCTTTAATTGACTTAAGCCGTTCCTCTAATACTTTGGCACGATCTAGCTGTAGATCCAATCCAGAAGTATCACCACCTAAATCAGTATCGAATTGCGGAATTGGAATGTCGTCCAGTTTTGTTGGTTTTACTGCATCTTTTTTCAGTTTGAAGTCCTTGCCGGGGTCAGCCAAGTGGAAAACCTTGTACTGAAGCCCATTAGGACCGTCAACTGTGGCGACATTTCCTGCGCCTCCCTGATCACGTTGGAATTGACTTACTGCAAACCCTGGAGCGAGGTTGAAGGGCAGTCCTTGACCGGTTCCATTAGGACCAGCAAGGTCAAAGCCGTTGTGGTGCCGCATCTCTTTATGCACTGGATGCATACGCATTCCTGGGCGGCTTGTAGTTGTCAGCTGACTTCTGACTGAGTCGGCAAACATCGCCTTTGCGCCAGCCTCAGTTGGTGTGAAGCCGACACCCTCGACGTGGAAGTGGTTACCTGTTCCTGTACCCGTATTACCTTCACGAAGTCCAGTGACACCAGTTGCGTTGCCTGGCTCCATCGCCTGAGCAGCTTGTGTCGCACCTTCAGTTCTTATGATTGCTTCGTTCTTAGCTTTTCTCTCTAAGTAGTCTGCAACTCGTTTTTGATAGTCGCCGACTTTTTTCTGCATATTTGTAATCTTTTCCGTAATTCCTAGCTTGTAATTCTCTAAATCACGGGTCATCTCTGCAAGCGTGATTGTGAATTCTTTCTCGTCGTTTTGCCTTTGGGCTTCCGCTTTTGCCCTTTGAGCAACAAAGTCAACAAGGTTCCGCTTCGCAACTGCTGAAGCCCCTTCTTCACCCTCGATCAAGTCAAGTGCTCGCTGCCTGTCCTTCCTAATTCGAAGCTCGGCAGCCTGTAGTTCCGCCTGAGCACGTTTTCGGTCGTTATCCATCTGCATGGAGAACTCTTTATTGGCAATCTCTCTGTTTAAATCTGTACGGAATTTTGCAATCTTCTTCTCTAGGTCGAAACGCTGTTTCCCATTAAGAGTTGCCTCTTGCTTGAGTTTCTTCCGGTTCTCAATGGCTTCTTTCTTTCGAATAATGGCTCTTTGCTGTTCCTTTTTCTCCTCCATTGCCTTTTCCATACCGGCAAGTTCTTTGATTCTTTTCTGATACTTCATAACAACGCCCAATGGATCAGCCAGGCTGATTGTTGACGTTTCAATTTTTCTTCTCAGTCTTAATTCTTCTTGGATTGTTGCAATACCTTCTGCTTTACGCTTGTTGAACTCCTCTAAGTCATGCACTAATTCCTTGATACCCCTGTCTTCTAAGGTTTTTAGCTTCCCTTTTAATTCATCTATTTTTATCTTGTCCTCATCAATCTTTTCGCCTAGATTAGTTAGCTCCTCATCCATCTCTGAGATGGCTCGCGTAAACCTGCGCTGATCAGCCGGGTCAGTTGAATCTGATAGCTGCTTCAATCGTTCGGTCGTGATACTTAGAACCCTGTTCAGACTCTCTTGCTCCCGTTTCTGTCTGCGTGTCCTCTCCATATGGTTCGAGACTGCAGTAATCACAGCACCAATGGCAAGCTGAATTCCGGCAAAGACGAGATTGGTGATGATCATCTGGCCGACCAGACTCTTCATCGTGGATTTAAGGCCCTTGGCAACGCTGTCCATCGTTCCAAATTCCTTCCGCACCCGTGCAATCTCACTCTGGGTATATCCCAGCGCCGTTCCGAGCTTGTCGAGAACTCTTGCTGTTACATCACCGCCTACAGCAAAGACCCGACCAGAGAGACTTAAACCGGCAAGTGAAGCTGATGTGACGTTCAGAGTTCCTGAAGCTGCCTTGGAAGCTAATGCAATACCTTGCAGACCCGACTTGTAATTCTGGAAAGCCGCAGAGCTAACGATTACAGCATTCCTGAAGCCCATGAAAGCGACTGTCAGGATCTTGAAGTTATCAACCAGATCCGAAACACCTACAAGCTCTGTAGCAATCCGCCATTGATTAAGTGTTTGGACAAATGGCAGTGTTAATAGCTGCGAGATGGTAGCAGCAAAGGAAGCCACAAAGTTTGCGGCACCCAGATATTTGTTGCCAAGGAGTGTGATTACATCGGCCAAGATCCGGATTGTGTCAGCAATCTCTTTGATCTTGAATTTTCCGACATTAACAACAAACTTTGTGAATGCTGCTGTTGTTTCCTCCAGTGTGCTGCGTACTGTATCCCAGCCTTTAGTGAACGCTTGCGTATCTAAAAGGGGTAATGAAGCAATTCGCTGTGGCTGAGGATTGGCTAAACCTGTGTCTTCACGCGCTGCAGTAAGTAGCTCTGCAATAGGACCGCCAGCAGATCTTGCGGCTCTATTGACTTCATTCCGGAGATCACGAATACCTTTAATGAAGTTTTCAAGGACGGCAGGGACTTTGTCTGCTTCCATCCCAAGAACAGCTTTCTCAAGGAAGCTACCCTTTTGTCCTTTTGTGACGTTCAGAAGCTCCTGTAATGGCGCTGTGAGCGCTCTAAATTGTGTGCCTAGGCTACTTACAAACTCTGAATTTCTAAAGGGCTCAAAAGCGATATCAAACGCTCTGACGATGGTGGTAGATACAAACTGACCTACCTCCGTCAGCAGCTGCTTGAAGTTAAATAGTGCCTGGAAAGCTGCATTCAGTCCATTTACCAGTGGATCCAACAACGGCTGACCTACTGACAGACCAATCAGCTCGAATAGTTCAGCGATGTTAGAGGTGACGCCTCTAAAGCCTTTCGCCAAGATTGCTTGACCTGCTTCGGCAGTAGAGAGCTTGTCCAGCAGGAACTTGGTAACTCCTCCTGCTTTCTGTTTGGCTTCTCTTATGTCCTCGTTTGAGATAGTGAGTCGCCGTGCAAGCAGTGAATCCTCTGTGATGTATCCACCAAGAATCGAGCCAATCTCCTGCCTAGCTTGAAACAGAGGGATCCCAAGCGTTCCCAGTGACGCTGTGAAGGCAATAGCTAAGTCTTCTGCATCCTTCAAACTGCCGTTGATCTGACCAATGTTTGTCGCAACAACGGAGAAGACATCTACAACCTGCCCAGAAGTCACCCCTGCAAGCTTTAGAGACCTTTCACGTATGGAGTCGATTGCATTGTTGACAGGCCCTTGCAGCGCCTTGATGCGTTCAAACGGCTCTACGATCTTGTTTCCGTTTGCATCCAGCACATCAGCTGTGGTTGCCAGTGTTGTGGCTGTCGCCAGGATCGTGTCCTGAAGCTTGATGTTCTGCCCAATAGTGAAGTCAAATAAGCCCTGAAACGCAGCTTTGATCGGCTGAATGATGAACATCAAGCCTTGACCCGCAAAACCGATACGGGCCAGGTTGTTTATACCGTCGCTAATACCTTGAGATATTTCTTGAAAGAAATTTTTATAGAGTATGCCCTTTGCTCTGTCAGTACCTTGCTGAACACCCTGAATTACAGCATTAGAAATACTTTGCTGAAAGAGTTCAGGATTGAACCTTGCAAGCAGCGTTACACCAATAGAATCTGCGATATCTACAATCTTGCTAGCTCCAAGGAGCTTTAGAGTCTCCCTCAGCTCATTGATCGAGTCCTTAATGCCTTCTACTCTCTTGTTGAGGTAGATAAATTCGTTGGCTAATTTACCTGCATCGAAGTTAGATGCTGTGTTCTTTAATGCTGAGTTTGTTGAAAGTAAGCTTTTGTTTAACTGCTCTGTGGCTTGATTAACCTTCCCGATATTGACAACAGCTGTCTGCGTATCTGCTCCGATAGTGATAGAGCGACCTTTTGTGGCTTTATTGGCAACTACATCAACTTGACGCAGAGCTTCTGTAGCTCGCTTTGTCTCAGCTGAGATGAATAGAGATAGATCACCAACTCGTGCCACACTATACCCCTTACTAAGTTAATTTTATCTGAGATTAAAGTGATAACACTGGGTTGAGAGCTGCAATCACATGCACAGGTATCTTGCCTTGCTTAATTAGCTTTTGAAGAGTAGATACAGTTCCCTCATTCTTCTTAAATTGTTTCTCGTCAAGTGGGAAGGGAAGCAGATCGTCCACGGGTAACGGTTTACTGTGTTTCGCACCCGCAAAACCGTTAGCTATTGACACCAGAATAGATGCCATTCTTGCAGTACTTATCGAACTATAGTTTGTCTCGCGTTTCACAATCTCCATATGACGCCTTACAACTTCCCATAAAAGACTTAAAGGCGCTCGAAGAAACTCTTCTTTAGTAAAGTCTCTTCCGTATGGAGTGTGAATTATTTCATTGTACAGATTCAAGATATCGATGGGATCAGAGCTTAAATACTTGCTGTAGTTTTCAAGCTCCTCGTCGATACCTACTAACCGTTTCCCTCAGTCTCTGCCTTTGCATCTTCAGGCCAGCCATTTCTTTCCCAGCTGATGAATTCGAAGATCTGTTCAAGGATCCTTGAAGGCATTTCACGGGTGTCCTCTAAGGTCCAGTCAGGAAGTTGAACCCACTTGTTCTTTTCCTTTACTTCACCCCTGTAACGCATAAACAGCGTCACCATTAAAATCTTCTGCTCCGCTACATTTGTCGATTCAGTCTGGATCGCGCTGAGTTCTTCAATGTATTCGTAGACATGTTCATCATTTTCTGCAGCATCTGTACTACCGAGAAGGTCTAGCGCCTCTTTTACAGGAATATTCTTTTTGTTAGCCAAACTCTTGGCTATTTTCAACAGTCCATACGTATTCGTCGCTTGCTTTCGTGCAACTTCCTCTACGCCTTCAGCTTCTCCCGCTACCAGATCCTTATAGATAGGGAATCGAAACGGTTGAATTTCGTGGTAGACCTTTTCGCTGAAGTAGAGCTTTGTGTACTTGCTCATTAGTCTATGAAAAATGATATTCCGGATGCCACCATCTCAGTGACTTGATTGGTAGCTTCAGGTGGAAGAGTCACGATCAACTTAGCACCATTTTCTCCTGTAAGTTTTAACGGCGTAGACGACGAAGGGGCGATATAAACCGCCCCAACTTCGAGTATTCCGTTTTGATCTGTACAGTTGATGAAGTATGACCGCTTGTCTTCAGAGACCAGCAGATCGTACTCAGTCATCAGTAGACGC